CATATCATCTTTAAAAAATGATCTGCTTTTCTTTTTTTCACCACGCATATCATAAAAAACTCTAAACACGTTTTGATGCACAACAACGGTATCGCCTTTATTTATTTTTGTTTTAAAAGCTTTTGGAACTTCAATAACTTTTGCTAACCTATTTACAAATTTCCATGATTCAATTTTAGTATTTACTAATAATTTTTTATCACCAACTTGTACTTCGTTTTTATACGTATCACCAATAGGTTTAACAATAAAATCATATAAACTTTTCATTAATATTCTAAGTCATATTCAACAGATATTGCCATGTTAGAATTAAATTTTTTCCATGGTAATACTTCTTTTCCTTTTCTTATATAAATGTTATATGAGTTATCAGTTGTGACCTCTTTACCGATCTTACCAGCCACGATCTTTGAAAGGAACACAAAGTTATCTGAAGCTGCAAGCTGATCGCGAGTAGTAAGTGTAAGACTGATTCTGTAACGGTGTGCACCTGGAGCAGCAAGGTTAGGAGCAGCCCCTTGGTTATCATATAGATCATCGTCGTCAGTTTCTTTAACAATGTCTTGTACTAACTTAAAACCAAGATCTTTTGTTGAGCTGGTATCGTACTTACTAACAAAAGCTGACTGAGCTGCAGCAAAAACAAAGTGGCCCTGTACGTAGAACGATCCCTGTTGAATAGCCGCTTCTTGGCCAACACCTGTGGCTGCAGATGAAGCAATCGTGAGTGGATCAAGAGTGCCAGCAATATGAGTGAGCGTACCACCGTTTGCACAGCGAACTTGGTCTGTACCGGCTGTGCCTGATAGTGTATCAATATACTCAACGTAGATCGTATCAGGATCGGAACCCGTGGCCTCAACAGCTTTGAGAACTTTAACCTCAATACCGTCGCCGTCTCTAAAAGTCTGTCCGACCACAGTTGAGGCAGTAGCTGGAAGTGCACCAGTAGCAAGTTTGATAAACTCTCTTGGATTCAGTGTTATGTTACCACCACTGACCTTACCACCTTCTCTAAAGATATTCGTACCGAATCTTTCAATCTCTTCTTGGATGATAGTCTGCAGTTGTGTAAGCTCACGAGCTTGCAGAGCTCTACCACTATTGAACAGTATCCGATGATAGTTATCGGTCTCCTTAAAGTCATCTTTATATGTGGTTTCAAATATCGTAGTGGTAAATGTATCAGCCATTCTTTACACCGTAATGATTACTTTGATGTCTTCGGTCTGTGACGAAGATCGAACAATTCTTGCTCTGTTTTCTAAATACAATAGATCACCTGAGTATATATTAACACTCGATTCACTGTCTCCACTTAATGCCTGTAAGCTAACACTAGCACCAGATGTACCACCTGTGATTGTTTCACTAGCTGAGAAGTTTCCGTTTCGTGTCTTTTCATTTTGATGGAATCTTATTCTTTTGCCACTGCTCGAGTCAACTTCGTCGATGATGGCAGTTACACCTGAAGTACCACCAGTAATAACTTCGTCAACAACAAACGTTGGTGATAGAGAACCCATGGCCGTTGCAACTAATAAGCTTCTATTAACTTTTGCAGATGTTCCACCAAACCTTCCACCAGCTGAAGCTGAGTCGGTTAGGTCAAGGTTCTTAAATAATGAAACTTGTCTAAAGTCGTTTGTAATATTAAACGTACCGCTCTCAGAACCGTTAGGCTTAGTGTTAAGCATAATCGTAGATGACTTAAGATCTTGTCTTGCGTCGCCACCTATCCCAATTTTTGGACCCAAGATTGGACGAAGAGTAGCGTTACCACTGAAGCTCAATGATGCAAAGTCGTAACCTGAACCAAGTCCTCCTGATTCGTTATTCATCTCAACTTTTGCGATCGCACCACCTGAGATAGTTGCTGTTGCCGCTGCAGCTGATCCGTTACCACGGAAAGTGAGAGCTGGTGCTGATGAATATCCGCTACCGCCGTTAACGACCTCCACACCAACGATCTGACCACCGACTGCTGCTTCTTGGATCCGAAGTTGTTGTAGTTCGGTTGTGTTACATAGAGAAGAGTCTTTAGAAATTACCTGTGTTGGTTGGAAAGCAGCTGTTAAGAAGTTAGTTGCACTACCAGCCGAGATACTATATAAGAGTTTCCAACGATAGCCATCTGATGTCTCAAAGGCTTGAGTTTGAGTAACACCAGCTGCGCTGAAACTTGGCTTGACTGTTGATGGGTTAGCAGATCCAGTAGAGGACTTACTTTGTTGTAAACACATATAGACTTCGTTGTCTTCTGTTAAGACATAGAACGCATTGGAAGGATAACCAACTTGCTTATCGTTATAAGCATCATAGATCGTACCCGATGACCAGTTGTTTCTTGTTACGACAAAGGAAGATGCTGCGATCTTTTTTACTGACTCAAGGTTACCTCTAGCCGATCTCTCATCAAAGAGATGGCGAAGAGGATCCGTCAAAGTATCAGATGAGTCATATGTATCAGTCTTACCGATACCAATATAGAACTCACTCGAGTCAGACGTACTCTGAATCTCCGTTAAAAGATCACCAGCGATCTTAAGTTTGAAAGGGTCTGTTACAATTGCTGCCATCTTTTAATCCTTACGACAATGTCGTTACGCTTTGGTTACCAATGAGGTACCAATGTGATCCATCCCAAACACATTGGGCTGCTTCGAATTGAGCAAGAGCAAAACTTGATGTACCACCAGTGCTCTTAAAACTCGTAGGTGCTATTGTCGCGACACCAGCTCCTTTATTTGTAAATATTTTATATTCACCAGTTGTTGTACCATTATCTAATACCACGGCAAGTGCTGATCCTTTATTACATATGATCATAGTAGCCGTTGCTGATGCAGTACCGTTTGCGGTAATCTCAACTGCCTCATAAGCAGCCTTACTTATTTCAACTGAGCCAGTACCTTTTGCATTCAGATTTAAGTTAAGGTTTGTCGCAGTTCCTGTTGCGTTAACTTGCACAGCATCTGTAGTAGCTGAGTTAATAACTGTAATTTCATTAACTGCTGAACCAGTTGCAGTTAACTTAATTGACTCGTTACCGTTTGCATCATTAATAGATGTTGTGATACTCGGTGTAGTTAAAGCTGGGCTAGTGAGTGTTTTATTTGTTAATGTTTGAGTAGCACCTTCTAATACCACGACACCACTTGCGTTTGGCAATACAACGACTCTGTCAGCAGTTGGCTCACGTGTGACTAACCGCATTTCATTGCCATCAGCAGTACCACCTTCAAACACAACAGCGCTATCTTCTAGTGATATTTGTGAAGACAGGTTGTTACTATCACCTCCACCAAGAAACCGATAGAGTTCAACAAAGTTATCATTTAACTTACCACCGGCGGTGCGGAGAGTATCTCCGTTACCATCGTTTGCAGATGAGCCGATTCCTATATTTTGTCTTGCCATTTTTTAATCCCGTTTGCTTTATTTATATCGCAGAGTCGGATGAAATTCTTGTAAAGAAGTCATTATCCATACTTTCTATAGTCATTGCAAAATCTGGTCTACCAGAGTTGGCGCTATCATCGAACGTAAACGAGTTCGGATTCAATAGTGTTTTAATATCATCGTAGTAAGTAACCCAGTTACCAGCAGTAAGATCTGAATCAACCGTGTAGTAGAACAATTCTTGTTGACGCAAGTCGATGCGGAATGTTGTTCCGTCGCTTGAGTCCGACGTCGCCGTATGTTCAGCAAATGGTGGAGTCGTAGCAAATGATGCTGGAACATCCGGTGCAAAGATCGGATTGGTTTCTTCAACTGCTAATGGATTGTGGCTGTCAAGCACAACCTCGAGTGTAGCCGCACCAGATAAGACAACCTCACCAGCAAAGTGAAACCCTGCAGGGTGAACAAATCTTTTATATAACAGTTCATAGTCAGTAACTGAGATACCAGACTTAACTAAGATTGAAAATATTTGAAACCTTTCGTTGTCTTGTATTCTTTTCTGGCCATCAAAACCAATAACATCTTGTCCTACAAAAAAGATATCTCTTTTCGGATACTCGATCTCCGCCTCTTCACCAAAGAACCCACGAAAGAATCCTTCGGCTGATGGCTTAGTACCTTTCTGTTGATAAAAGTTACCAAGTAGTCTAGCCATCAGTCTTGGTTTCTCAAAGAAAGAAGACTGTGTTAGCCCAGCTCCGATCTCACCAATGATTTGATCAAGAAAGTCTTCATCGGTGTCTGGAATATCTCGAGCAGCAAACACATCTTGTACTTTTTGGTGAAAGTTAAACTTTCCTTGGTCGCTGTCTAAGAACTGTTCATATCTTTCTAAGAAAGAAATAAACTTAGGGTTATCAGCTTGGAACCACTCAGGGAGAGTGGTATCAACTTCAGACCTCTTAAGTACC